CGTTTGACCAACAACAGCCGTAACTTTACTGAAAGCCTGGAAGCATTAAACAAGTTGCTGCCTGAATCAGAACAGGACATCACAGAACTCAAAGGTTGGTTTACCACACAGGCCTATAATGAGAACTTGGACAACTATTTGGCTTCAGCTGCTGGTGCTTATCAGAGACTGAAAGAAAATGCTTTTGAAATTGCAGAAGCACCTGAAGGTGTAGAACAAAAGGTCATGAGTCCAGAGTTCAAACTGGTTCTTAAAGATGATCCTGCTATGGACAAGCTGATGACCAGCCGCAAGTATGCTGATAACTCAGCATTGCTAACTGCGGTATTGGGCGACATTGCCAACCGTTGCATTGCCAAAGACGGCGATGATATTGCCAACTTTGCCAGCATGATGGGCGATCTGATCAGCAGTGAAGGTCAGGCATTTGGTCAGCGTCCTGATCCAGACTATGCTCGTGATAAAAAACTGGCCATCATGTTGGCACAGAAATATATGAAAGATTTAGCTGCTATGCGTAGCAATCCTGAGTATACTAGCCAAGTACGTCAAGACCCAGAAGCTCGTGCATTGATGAAAGACCGTAAAGGCAAAACAGAAGGTGATGCGTTCGAACAAGCTATCATGGGCATAGGCGAAGCTGCACCTGCCGATGAAAAGAAGATGGACAAAGAGCACAAGCACAGCAAACAAGAACATGAAGCTGATAAGGAAATCGAAGAAGCAGCAAAGCCAGATTTCCTTGACGTGGACAAAGATGGCAACAAGAAAGAATCTTTCAAGAAAGCTGTCAAAGACAAGAAACACTCCAAACAAAATGAATCAGAGGAAACTACAATGAGTAAGAAACAAATAGAAGAAATGCGTAAACTAGCTGGTTTGCCTCTGATGGAAAACTATATCTACGCTGCAGAAGAAGAGGAAGAAACCACAGAAGAAACCGGTGCCATGATGGACGAGATTGAAGCTGATCATGAAGGCATGGCTGCTGAAGGTGAAGAGCATGATGGCGAATATTCAGATGAAGCTGGTATGGCCAAAGATCAATTAACCAGTGCTGAACGTGCTGCTAGTGAACTACATGATCTGTTAGACGGTGACGAAGACCTACCTGAATGGGTACAGGCCAAGATCACCAAAGCTGTGGATTACCTGAACATGGCTAATACTACCATGAAGAGCCGTCATGATCAGGGCGATGTTCACAAGATGTCAGAAGCAGAAAAACCAGATCACATGGAAGAAGAAGAAGTTACTGACGAAGGCAATGAATTTACTGGTGCCTTAGCAAAGGCAAAAGCATCTAACCAAGATCACTTTGAAGTTGATGGCAAGAAATATACTGTTAAAGAAGCTGAAATGAGTCGTGCAGCCAAAGGTCATGAAAAGTATGGTAAAGAAGGCATGAAAGCCCTGGCCAAGGCAGGTAAAGAAGGCAAAGATCTAGACAAAATCAGGGACAAGTACAACAAGTATGATGAAAGTGTGGGCGCCAAAGATGATGCAGAAGAAAAGATGGACGGTGCCAAGAAAGCCAAGCCCGACTTCCTAGACATGGACAAAGATGGCGACAAAGAAGAAAGCATGAAGAAGGCCGCCAAAGATAAAGAACAAAAAGTATCAGAAGATATTGCTTGGTTGCAGGCAGTTGCTGGTATTAGAGCAAAATAAGGAACAGTAATGAGCGATTCACTGAAACTTTTAAAACAACTAGCAGGCTTAAACGAGATGGAGTCAGATCCGATGCAGGCATTGCAGATGGTTTCTAGCCTAAAGACCAGCATTGAACATCTAGAGTCCATGGTCAATGGCGGCAGGGGCAACCCCATGCAGGTGATCGACCAGATGGAAAACGCACTTAACATCCTAAAGCAACATTTTTCATCAGCACCCAGATAATAATATCGACTCTGTTCAATATCTATAGTAAATTAGCAGCATGCCAAATACATGCTGCTTTTTTATTTTGACAAGTACTGACGCATCGTGTATAAATAGATATGTTAAACGGATGGTCCGTTTATCTTGGCATATTAGGCAAACATAAGGAAAATTGAAAATGGCTTCATTGGCAGAAATTCGTGCAAAACTGGCACAACAAGAGACCCGCGCAGGCGGTAACAGCGGCGGCGGTCGTGATAACGCAATTTACCCACATTGGAATATCCCAGAAGGTTCAACAGCACGTATCAGGTTCTTGCCTGATGGTGATGCAAAGAACGACTTCTTTTGGGTAGAACGTGCAATGATTCGCTTGCCCTTCGCAGGCATTAAAGGACAGATGAACAGCAAGCCTGTTACCATCAATGTACCTTGCGTGGAAATGTGGAACGAAACATGTCCAATTCTTACAGAAGTTCGTACTTGGTTCAAGGACAAGAGTCTGGAAGACATGGGCAAGAAGTATTGGAAGAAGCGTAGTTATGTGTTCCAGGGTTTTGTGCGTGACAATCCTCTCACAGAAGATGCTACTCCAGAGAACCCAATCCGTCGCTTTGTGGTCAGCCCCAGCATCTATCCGCTGATTATTGCTGCTCTCAAGGATCCGGATATTGAAGAACTGCCCACAGATTATAATCGTGGACTGGACTTCAGCGTCACAAAGACCAGCAAAGGTCAGTATGCAGACTATGCTACCAGCAAGTGGGCTCGTAAAGAGTCAGCATTGAGCCAGAGCGAACTGGCTGCTATTGAAGCATATGGCTTGTATAACTTGGCAGAATTCCTGCCCAAGAAGCCAGGCAATGCTGAACTGGCTGTGATGAAGGAAATGTTTGAAGCATCAGTTGATGGTTCCACATATGACGAATCACGTTGGGGTCAATACTTTAAACCAGCTGGCATGGGCAACAGCAGCACAGATACAGATGATGTACCAGCACGTGCAGCACCAGCCCCACGTCCAGCACCAGTGGCTGTGGCACCAGTAGCAGATGATACTGCTCCTTGGGATACTAGCGAAGATGAAACACCAGCTGCAAGTGCACCAGTTACAACTGCTGCAAATACAAGTTCAGGTGGACGCCGCGCAGAAGAAATTCTGGCAGCTATCAAAGCTCGTAAAACTTCCTAATTATATCAGCCAGGCAGATTGACTCTGCCTGGCATTTTCACATATAATAGTAAAATAAACCAAGGACATACACATGGCAAAACCATTTGATCTGAGTAAATTCAGGAAAGATTTAACTAAAAGTATTGACGGTCTTAGCATAGGTTACAATGACCCCACTGACTGGGTCAGCACAGGCAATTACACACTTAACTATTTGATCTCGGGCGACTTTCATCGTGGCATTCCACTGGGCAAAGTCACAGTGTTTGCTGGGGAATCAGGTGCAGGCAAAAGCTACATCTGTTCAGGTAACATTGTTAAAAATGCTCAGGAACAGGGCATATACGTGATCCTGATTGACAGTGAAAATGCACTTGACGAAGATTGGCTCAAGGCACTGGGCGTGGACACAAGCGAAGACAAGTTGCTGAAGCTGAACATGGCAATGATTGATGACGTGGCCAAGACCATTAGTGAATTCATTAAAGGCTACAAGGCATTGTCCACAGAGGATCGTCCCAAGGTGCTGTTTGTAATAGACAGCCTGGGCATGTTGCTGACTCCCACTGATGTGAATCAGTTTGAAGCTGGTGACATGAAGGGTGACATGGGTCGCAAGCCCAAGGCACTTACAAGTCTAGTGCGTAATACTGTCAACATGATCGGCAGTTTGAACATAGGTATTGTGGCCACTAACCACACTTATGCAAGCCAGGACATGTTTGATCCTGATGACAAGATCTCAGGTGGGCAGGGCTTTATCTATGCAAGCAGCATCGTTGTGGCCATGCGGAAGCTCAAGCTGAAAGAAGATGAGGATGGCAACAAGACGTCAGAAGTCAACGGTATTCGTGCATCATGTAAGATCATGAAGACTCGTTATGCCAAACCCTTTGAATCAGTTCAGGTCAAGATCCCCTACAGCACTGGCATGAGCCCATATTCCGGGCTGTTGGAAATGTTTGAATCACAAGGCATGTTGACCAAAGATGGCAACAAGCTGAGTTATACTAGCCCAGTAACTGGCGAGATTATCAAAGAATTTCGCAAAGGCTGGACTGATGAAAAGCTAAACATAATTATGTCTGAACATGCTGCTAAGTATGCCGAGCTGGGCAAGGCTCTTGCAGCATCAGAATCAGAGGAAAAAGTAGATGAGTGAAAGTGCAGAATTACTGGTACAATTTTGGTCAACGGTCAAAGAATATATTCCAGCTAAAGATAGGCAGCTGGCAGCTGATCATGTGATCAACGAACTGGTAGATCTGGGAATAAGTGATGGCGATCTGCAAGCATTAGCAGCAGATCGTATCATGAATAACAGTATCAGCGAACATCTGGACATAGAGGAATCTGAAGAAGATTTTGATGAATGAGCACGTGGTATACAAAGGTAAGTCAGGATCTCAGTAATCTGCCAGATTTCATTGAATATTATGATTCTGAGCTGAACCGTGCCAGAGCTGACGTCAGCGTCAGTGGCAATATTGAAAAGAATATCAGTGCCTTACCTGGTATAACCGAACACAGATTTAATCAGCTTCAAGAGATTGAGGCTGTATTAAACTTCCTGAACATACAGTTGAGGAAGATCCGGCGCAAGCATTTTCAGAAATATCTGGAACATTATGCTCGTGCTCTAACCAGTCGTGATGCAGAAAAATATGTGGATGGCGAAGACGAAGTTATTGATTATGAAACATTGATTAATGAAGTGTCACTATTACGCAACAGATACTTGGGTATTATCAAAGGTCTGGACAGCAAACAGTGGCAAATGAGCAGCATTGTTAAACTTCGTGTGGCTGGCATGGAAGATATATCACTTTAGTTTTATCTTAATGCATGTATTTTTAAATCTTGTCTCAGGGCCAGGAAAGTACTTGTTAATCTTTCAATAACAAATGGTTTATGATCAAATGTGGAATATCCAGCTACACCTGGGTATGCTGCACTACTCAACAGTTTTTCCATGAGATCTGGGGACAAATTATCAAACTGGCCAATCACTCTGTCTAAAAATTCCACATAGTCCAGCCAGAATTGTTTGTTGCCAATCATATAATGACAGTATAGAAATTCTCGTTTGCTCATGGGTACTGTTACTAGATCTGGATCGTATCCAGCCATGGCCAGCAAGTTGGTGGCCAATTCCACAACGTGTGGGTGGCACACATGTCCCTGGTGCCAGATATTATGATAGGGTGTCACAAATTCGGGGTAAGGATTGATGGTAATCACATCATAATCCAGGTATTTGTCGCCTACTGCTGCCAATATTTCAGCTGCTGATGAATTGGTGATCTTTTGTTTCCAACGCCAACTTAGATATCCCCAGTGTGTTAACCCAATTTCCAATGCATCATTGACCATGGAACGGAAAAAACTATATTCATATAGTTGTTTGGAATCATTGTGATTGAAGTAATGCAGAAATTCCTGGTCCATGTGACTTACTTGGTCAGGGTCATTCATGTTGTAGAAAGTTTGATAAATTGCAAATGTGCTGGGGTTCATGTGTTATTTAATACTGGTATATCACCACTGGAAAAAACTGATCTATAGCTCTTAAGCATAAATATATCAGACTGCTTGTTCAATGAGAACTATGTTTATAGTAGTTGACAATTACGGATAGAACCATTATAGTGTATCTGTAGTGTAATTTTAACAAAGAGGAAGAAAAAATGAAAAAGTATATCGCAGCAGCAATCCTTGCTCTGTCAGTGACATCAGCATTTGCTGGTGATCTGCCCAGCAAGAAGACTACTCCTACCCCTCCAGCACGTCCGGCTGTTGAAGCCCCAGACAGCTGGTACGTTGGTGTAAATGCTGGTGGTGCAGTAAAGTTGGATCGTTCAGTAACTGACAGCCCTGCCACCGTTGGCGGCGTGGTTGGATACAAGTGGAATCCAATGTTCGCAACTGAAATCACAGTCGATGAACAGTTCAAGAAAGCTAACCAGAAGGCACAAACTCGCGTTGTAGCTAATGGTGTTGTATCTCCGTTCGGTAGTGTATTTGGTTTTACACCTTATGCGCTGGCTGGTGTAGGCGTTCAAAATCACGATTTCCGTGATGGTGTACGTGACAACAACAAGGCTGTCTACAATGTAGGTGGTGGCGTAAAGTATGCCATTGCCAAGAACTGGGAAGCCGATGCCCGTTATCGTTATATTAATACTTGGAGCGATGGCACCAAGATTAAAGATAATAACATCGTTACTCTAGGTCTCAACTACAAGTTCTGATAACAACTTAGATGTTATTATGGAAAAGGTGGCTTAGGCCACCTTTTTTATTGACTTCTCGTCAGAATGTTATATACTGTTATAAAGTGTTATTAACAGAGGGCAATACAATGAAATTCGTTACTGTCATGGATATGTGGCTGCTTATACTGAACTTTGTCATGTTGGGTGGATTGATTTACTTTGGACGTAAAGTATTGGCCAATCTGGCACGTATCGTTGCTATCAACGACCGCAGTATTGATATTCCTGAAAGACAGCGTATTATCAAAATGATAAACACAGAGCTGGAAACACAACAGCAGATGCTCAGCATGGGGTCAGATCGTGATGTGCAAATGACTATCGACGTACTGAAAGATCTGCTTGACAAGATCAATCGTAAATAGTATACTAAAATAACATATGGAAGCTAAATAATCGTATCAATTTATTGAGGTTCCATATGTGGTCTTGTAAACATTGTCTAAACGAATTTAACTATACACGAACTACAGAGAAAGCAAATCATTCTCGACATTGTGATAGTAATCCAAAGAAAAAAGAAACATACAAAAAAATAAAACTTGTTATGGATCAAAGGAGCAATTCAACATTAGGCGCATTAAAATTATTTGAAGTTACTTGTGCAAATTGCCAATCTAACTTCAATGTAAAAGAAAGGGAAAAACAATTTCCTCTCAAAGAAAAATATTTTTGCTGTAGGTCTTGTGCAAACAGCAGACAAGATTGGTGGGATAGTGAAAATAATCCTTTACGATCCCAGGGATATAGAGCAATAGCTAGTAAAAATCACGAGCTTAAATGTGTTGTTTGCGATTTTGATTCCATAGTGGATATTCATCACATAGATGAAAATCATAAAAATAATGATCCTACAAATCTTGTTTGTTTATGCCCTAACCATCATAGAATGTATCATTCTAATGCATATAAAGAAGATATAACACTATATATAAAAAGATATATATTGGACAAATGGGGAATTAGTTAAACGGGATAACGGTAGCTTTGCAAGCTTCAATCAAGAGTTCGACTCTCTTATTCTCCACCAAAAAATAACAGTTGACAATATCTGATCCCAGTGTATAGTGGTAATATAACCGCTAACAGATGGAGCATTTTATGAAAGAATCCGATCAGCAAGTTATGGAACGCAT